TATCTGAGAACTCGTCTCACTAAATGGCTTTACATAAAGCAATTCCAGTTTAGTATTTCCTGCTCTTGATTCCACTGGTTTTGAGAAGTCCTCATTTTGTGCAACATCACTTAAGCCAAGTAATAGCACTCCATACTTACCTAATCCTGTAAGTTTATCTACTCTTGAGAATCTTGAATTCATTCCCAATCTCTCCTCCAGCTCCACCCATGCTTTTTCTAATTCTGAATCAGTGCTGGTATCGGTTTCAATAATATTCATTCCACCCTTCCAAGTCCCTCTCACTGGGCGGTCTATTACTGCCTTTGCCATATCCTGTCTGAGATAACGGTCAGTATAATCGGAGTTTTTAATCGTTTTTAGATACCCTAGAGCCTCATATATATCACGATCACCTCCATATTGTTGCTGGCCTATTCGAGCAGCAACTGCAGCCCTACTGGTCAACTCACTGGCATACTGCTGCATAGCCACCTTCTGTCCCTCAGTCATATTTGCAATACCCTTACTTGGCTTTGTTCTTTTCATTTTTTACTCCTTTATTTCTACGTCCTTAGAAACTATATGATATAAAGCATTTACACAGCCTATGAAACCACAGACAAGGAATGCTATAAACCAGATAACCTTATCAGAGCTAACAGCACCTATTGCTGTTACTGTAATCACTATTGGACTTGCTGATAATACAGTAATATTGTTGTTCAATTTCTTCATTAAATTTTTCATATCTTTTTATTTTTTATTATACATTTATATAACCACTGCATAAGTTTCCCAACCCAAAAACCCAATACACCACCTACGACTGCAAAAATAACTGCTGACCAAATAGTTGGGCCAAAAGCCTCAAACCATCCTGCCAATCCACCACCGACACCCCCAAGCGTAGGAAAAATACTTTCGCCTGTTCTACTTAACATTGCTTTTATCATATCATTTACTTTTTTACAAGAGTGTCTGCGTTCTCTCTGATTATTTAAAAATTATTTTACCGTTACTAAATATAGGTTTACCATCCGAACCGAATAGTATTCCAAATTGTTTTGTCTTAAATGATTCCTGATCTCCATACGCTGTACCTGCTTCATTGATTGCGTAAGCCCTTACATAATATGTGGTGTTAGCCGTTAAGCCTGTTAGAGAGCTTGTATAAGAACCTGCCCCCGATCCCTCATCTGTTGTGTCGTCTGCTGTAGTGGGTGTCTCTGATGTACTCCAACATACCCCTTTAGCAGAGATCGTTCCACCACCATCGTCTGTGTTGTTACCCAATGTCTCAGCCGTTGTAATACTTATGTTATATATTTGTCCTGTCACTACCGTAGGAGCTACAGCAGGGCTTTGGGCTACGTATTCATAAGGGCCAATACTAGGAGGATCACCCCAAGCAACACTATCTGCATCATAAGTTAAACCTACATCAATCCCAGCATCTTTAGCTTGTGACTCAGACGCTAACTTTAAAAAGTCTAATTCTGGCAACGAACCATCAGAACCCCTTGCCCCACTTAATCCAGCAGAGTCAATACTTATAAAATCACCATCTATAATAGTTAATCCTAAATCATCTGGATTAGCTACTGTTGAAGGCCATGAATTATTTGCTGTAGTATATAATCCTGTACTAGCCTTAAATAATTCTCCATCCTCATTATCATAAGAAGTATTATTTTTAAACACTCTTTTTTCTTCTTCTACATCTGTGCCTGACGTATTATAAATCCAGAAACCATAAGCAGACCCACCCCAAGAGGCATCATATCCATTATGATATGCTATATTATTATATACGTTCATCTGATGAGCAGCGTGGTTATTATCATTAGTAGTATATCCAGATGATCTATTAAAGGCAGAAATATTATTAGTGACATTCTTTTGTATAGAATCTTTTACCGTATAAACCCACCCTAGCTTAAACCCATGACCCTCTCCCTCTAGCTGACCATTAGCAAATGACCAACAGTTATTATATGCTATATAACCACTTGAATAACCATTAAACCCTTGATCTCCATTAAGAAAAGCTCTACACCCATTAAAATAAATAGTGCCAGTTGTATCAAATGGGTTAATAATCTCAAACCCTGCCCCTGAATTACCCGGCAGGTAATCGTCTAGTGAATCACAGCAATGGTAAGCATCACAATTAGTAAAATATAATTCTTTGCTTGTAGACATATAAAACCCATAACCATGAATATTATATGTAATACATCTATCAAAATCAAGATGATCGCCTGCTATATTCCACCCCTCAACAAAGTTAATCCCTGCAAGTGTGTATATGTTTCTAAGAACCAATCCTTTAAACTTAAGATAACTACTAGCCGAAGAAATGGTTATTCCATATCGTGAGTGCGAAGTAATTGTGTCATGTATTATATTAATCCCGTCTAGTATAGGAACTTCATCTTCATAGTTAAAAAAACATATTGGGCTTCCCACCGTACCACTAAGATTAGTGTAATAACCCTGCCTGTACCATGTAGGAGCTACCTCTGCTTCATCCATATAATAAGTACCCCCTCTAAAGAATACGGTATCCCCAGCAGACACAGAGTTTAAAGCCTTCCCCCAAGTAAGCCAAGGATCGCCTATTGTCCCAGCATCAGCATCGTCTCCTGTTGTAGCCACATAGTAATTTGTCTGAGCTAATAAACCTATTGGTAAGAATAATAATATATATAGTAGTTTTTTCATTATTGTACCCCACTTCCTATTGCATCCATATATGTTTCAAAAAATCTATTTAACTGAACTACCTCGTCATCTGTTATTCCATCCATTAAGAAAAATATAGATACCTGCCTGGTAGTAAATCCGCCTGCTGTAGTATTTGGTAAAGAATAAGCTAAAACATAGACTTCATAATCATCTACTCCTGAAGATGAATCTCCCTCTGTATCTGTACTTATCCCATTTCTATACATTTCACAATCAGTTGCTCCTCTTCTAGTATTTATAAATAACCCTTGCCCTGTTGTGGCATCAGTATCTAACTGATCACTACTATTATTTATCCTAGATACCCCCCATCCATTACTTAAATCCCAAGGATTGAAGAAAAAATCATTTGTGCTATTATAACCATATACATAAGCATTTTCTTGAACATTAGTTCTGATATAAATTCCAGCAGTCATACTAAATCTACCTGCTACCGTAGTATCTGATGTTGCCCAGTTAGTAGAAATATAATCTGCAGCACCATCTCCAGTGTAACCTTCCACCTTAGACCAAACAGTTTCAGAAACATTATCAGCATTATTAGTTCCTGGTATAATCCAATTAACTAAAGCTTCACTATCTCCGTTGTCTGTAGTAGCATAAATATTCATATATTCCATTCTATCCCAAAACACATCACCTACTGGATAAGCCATTAATGAGTCTACAAGAGTTCTTTGCCATGTAAGAGTGTCTCCTGTAGGGTCAGTAGTCCATTCAGCTAACAAGGCATCGTAGCCTGTTAAAGCACTTCCACTAGAAGCAATAGTTCCTACAGACATCATCTGTCCAAATGAAAGAACAGATATGAAAAGAAACCCTACTATTAATTTTATCTTTCTCATTAAATTGCTCCTATTATAAACCATGTATCTGTTCCATATTTAATTAATGCAACAGCCTTGTATTGTGATGATATCTTTATTGCAGCACTAGCACCGTTTAATGAAACTCCTGAGATGGGAGATATATAAGTATCGCCTGCCCCTAAAGAATAAACAGTTACTTGTGTCTGTGTTGGGAATGCAACCGAAGCATTGGTAGGTACAAAGATAGTATCTGTTGTTGCCTTGTTCATTAATATATGCTTAAACGCATCTCCTATAACTAAAGTATAATCGTCTGTCTTTGTGTCCATGCCAGGAGATTGAATCATTGGAACATCAGTTGACCTATCGGCATAAGGTATATGATAATTTAATGAATCCGATCCGTTTAAAATAGTAACTGAGTTATCTGCTAATTGTACTAAGTTATTAAGTACTACTGCCCCTGCACCTATAGTAAGCTGTTCTACTGTATGAGTGCCTGTAAGGGCTGAGTTATTAATAGGAGCTTTTAAGTTAATTTGGTCTTGTATTGAACTTGTAGCATCAACATAATTCAGTTGAGTAGTTGTTACTGTTGCCCCGTCAAGAATCTCAAGCTCTGCTTCTCCTATCTCTGCATCTCCTATTGAGATTGAATCGGTGAAGGTTGTCATTATTGTAGTTGCTTCCTCAATACGTATTCCCTCTACACCCCCTGCTATTAAACTAAGTTGGTCGGCTGCTGCATGACCTATTCCTGTGTCGGGATCATCCCCTCCTCCTGGTATAAATACGGGTGCTGTTGATGTTGGAACTGTTGTTACTATTCTCGCCCCATTGTTTTTAGCTACATCAAGCCACCCTGACGTCCATCTATAAGCCCGTGTTCCTCCTAAAGTAAAAGATACTTGATTATCTGCTGCCTCATAAAATCCTGAATTGCCATCTCCAAAAGCTAAAGCAGGGGCTCCTGCACTTCCTGTCAACCCTACATCAATCAAGGCTCGTGGAGTAGTTACCGTCCCTGTAAAGGTAGGACTAGCTAAAGGAGCATAAGTAGAAGCTATCGAAGTGCCATTAATAGTAGGCGAATTAGTAACTTCTAAGTCTGTGAACCATCCCTTTGTTACCCTGCCTCCTGTCGTTCCAAGCGAACCCGATACAGATAAATTACCTCCCGAAGGAGATACTACAGCATTGATCGTTCCATTGCCTACATTTCCGTGTGCTACTCCTGTAGTTGTATTAAATCCTATGTTTATTACATCGCCCAACCCTGCTTCTACACCATACGATGTAGCGAATCCATCTGTTTCTGCGTAGTTACCTGACGAGGATAACATACCATCATCAGTATCAGTATTCAATCGCATAAAATAAGACGTTCCATTCCCTGCCGAACTAAGGTGTATATGATTGCGTTCTATTGATTTGTCAGCACCTCCTCCATGAAGCCAAAACCCTGTAGCAACTCCCGAATAAGAACCGTTACTTACATTTAAATGAAACGTATTACCATGAATAAATGACTCGGTAATGACTGAAGTTGAATCTTCATTAATAATAACAGGTCTGTCATCCACATCAGCTACGTCAATCTCAAATTGAGAATCGTATAGATCATATCCAGATGCTCCAGTAACGTCTATAATATAATGACTTTTTTCTCCTGCTGCCGAACCGTCAAAATTATAATTAAAATCAGTTCTTTTTATTGTTAAACTACCTCCATTGAAATCAATAATAGAGGCCGTATCTCCGTTAGTCGTATTTGTTAAAGATAAATAACAATGGTCTATATTATATGCTCCTGTGTTAGCCGGTATGGTTACAAGATCAAGTCCGGAGGTCGATGTTGTTAATTCAACTGATAAATCTTTTAATGACGATCTATCAGAAGCAACAGAAGGGAAAGTAACAGTACCATTGATAATAATTGTGCTTCGTTTACCCTCCCCATCAAGCGTGACGTAATCCTCCATAATCACGTTTTCTGTGTACGTTCCTGGGTAGATAAATATTACGTAAGGTTTGCTTATCGAATTGTCTGATATAGCGTCAATCGCTCCCTGAATCGTACTGTAATCACCACCCGTTTTAGCAACGATTAAACTTTGCCCAGGAGCTACCTTTGAATAAGGAGATAACATAGCAGCCGTATCTGAGATAGGTAGTAAAGCATTCATCTGTGCCTGTATACCACTTGTTACCCCTACTAGATAGTTTCCTTCTGCTGTACTCCATAAAGCACCATCAAGGATAGTCATCTCAGCAGCTAATATATCATAAAGAGATATTCTGTTATAGTCTATTATTAGATCATTTACTTTGAAAAAAGCAGATCGTATTGTTTCACCAGTTCCATCATTAGCAGTAGTTCCTACATTTGTAGTATCCAACTGCGCCATTAAGGCCAGTGAAGATACCAGGAATATACAAATTATTATCAGTTTTTTCATATCATTAATTTATTGTTTGATCTATTGATATATTTGTATTATCTATCGTTATATCTGTACGATCTATTGTTAACTCACTTGGTAATGTTGCAAATGTTATTACTCCTGTTACCTCAACCTTGGTAATAGTACCTTTTACTTCAACACATTTAGTTATAACTCCTGTTACTTTCGTCATGATGGATCTGAATTTAATACTGGAACAATAATTAACAATCCCGAAGATGGTGTATAAACATGATCTGAGGTATCCCATATCTTAGTCTCAAAATCATATCTGCCTGCAGTCTGTAACTTAGTAACCTCATTTAACATCGCATAACTTATAGTAAGTTCATCTATAGTTCCAGCTGCAGTAGCATACACTGTACCATCCTGATTATAGATATAGAGTTTTGCGCTATAGCTACTCAAGGATGTTAGCCCTGTGATAACTTCTTCGAAACATACTGAATCACCTTTATTTGTTCTTAAATTTCCCATATCTCATAGTCTTTTACCACCAAAAGCCCCTTTGATCGGGCTAATGAGGTAAGTTAGTTTTTTACCATATTGAAATTATATAACAAGAGCCACAATCACACTCTGGAAAATTAGGTCTTGCTATCTTCCATCCACAGTCGGGACAAGTAAAACAGGTAAGTGCATTACGGGTATTAGGAGAAAAGCCAGTACTGCAATGCTGGCATTCACAAGTGACTGCTAGTGTTCCCATTTCTATGAGGTCCATTCCTGTTGCTGAATCAATAATCTTATAACTCTCTTCATCATTGCCAGCAATAATAACAACATTATAAGTCCCTTTTATAGTTTCAATAATACCAGTACCATCGTCATTATAAGTAGAGATTGTTTCATGGGCTTTAACCATAGTGCCATCGCTTAATTCGATAGTCATAGCTGCAAAACGGCTATCATCCTTTTTCTTCTCGCCAGTAAAAGCGAATACAGTTACTAAAAGAATAACTGCCAGTGTTCCAAATAATACTTTTTTCATAATACAAATTTTAGTTTAAAATATATTTATTAAATACAATACTTAAAATCTTTTCCAATAAAACAAATTTAATTACATTTAACTTACATAAGCACCAATATCCCACGGATCAGTTTGTTGTTTCGTTACTACTACTGGTACTGTATCGCTATCTCCCCAATCGGTTGTACTATCTAATCCATCATCGTAAGCTGCTGCAAGGGCTTCCCCTGCCCCTATTGCAGGGTTACTTACATCATCTTTCAAGCTGAAATCATCATTGTCTGGATCAGTAAATAGTGCTGCGTATTCTTCATCAGTTAATATTTTACCATTAGCATCAAAACCGTCAGATTGCCACTCTGTAAAGTTTCTGTTCCCATTAGCATTAATAAACGCTATTGACCCATTAGGAGCATAGTAAAGGTTATAATCAGCTACGTTCCCTGAACCTCCATTGAGTATTTCTATAGGATTGTAAACACCTGTACCAAGATAAATAAATATGTTATTCTTGATAACACAATCGCTTGAGGCATCCCCTCCTCCAATATTCTCATCTAATTGGATTCCGTAATTAGGATCAATGCTTTCACTAAAAAATGTATTATTTACAATATTAACTCCATCAACACCCTTTATATAAACACCTTTTACAAATTCTTTATGGATATTATTACGACATCCGTTTGCTGTATATGTTATACCAGTAGTTCCCTTTATTATACAACTATATCCAGCACCATTAGTAAAATTATATGCTACGTCTGCATTAATCTGGAATCCTACAAATAGAGCGTGACAAGTATTTGTTGTTGGGGTCGCATAAGCGTGGCGGCCTTTAATATAGTTATTTTTAATATCAATAGCTGTCACTGTTTCATCTCCTACATTTGTAGATTCCGAACCTATTGCAATATTATATCCCCCCGTTCTTTTAGAAGCTATCCTATTGTTCTGTGCTTTCCATGACGACTTTACATTAGCATCACTAATAAGGTTAATAATATTAGCTTTAGCAGTTGACTCGTATTCATCATTAAAAATATTTGAATCTATCTCGCTAACTGAATCATCGCATTGTACCATATCGCCACCAAATACACCTGATGAATTAAAAGTATTACGCTTCACTAAATGTGTTTCTGTTACATTCAATCCTAAATACATACCCTGATTAACAGGGGCAGGGGTTAATAGGTTAAATACATTATCAAGAATTTCTATCGGTTTAATGTCTCCTGTTGAAAGAATATATAAACCTACTGTTGTAGGCGAAAACTCATTATCTCTAACTGTTAATTTTGCAGTTGCATTAGTATGCTCGATTATCATTGATGTAAATACAGTTGTAAACTTGTTATGAGCTATAACTCCAACACCACCACCATTAAATAATGTAATCGCTTTGCCAGAAGAGGTAGGGGAGAATAAGTTGCCCTTAATTTCAAAGGCTTGCGACCCCTCAAATTGAACAATCACCCCTGTATTATGAGTACCACCGTCAAAGATGTTCCAGCTTATCTTAGAGAAACTTGCATGAATACATTGATTTGCAGCAACAGGCTGAATCCTATTATTCATCAGTTCTAACGTTGGAGCAGAGGTACAAAAAACATTATACGTGTTATTTCCATCAGGTATTAAGATCAAGCCCTGAAATTTCTTAACGCTATTCTTCACTCTTAAACAATAATTTGCAGCCGAAGTTGTTAATGTAACAAATCCAATACATCTAACATCGTTATCAAACTGGTTGTAAAGATAGTTTAAGGTTGCGCTACCCCCATCATCTTTTGTTTTTACATATAAAGTACCCCCAGATGTTTCTTTATCAACACCCCTTTGCATTAACAAATAAGGAGCAGGCTCAGTGCCAGCAGCGGCATCATTTCCATCTGCTGCAACCCATTTATTATCTAGTATTCTATCAGGTACACCGTAATAAATATTAGCCTCTATTAAATCATCACCTGTTAAGGCTGCCGAATAAAGAACTATATCAGTTATGTAAGGTTCTTGTGTTTCAACTCCGTTAGCGTCTACTTCTTGGGCTACATGCCTATTGAAGTTAATATCCTCGTAGTCTATGTTTTGAAAGAAACTAACTACTGGTATAGCATTCGGATTCCCGGAAGAGTCGTACAAGAAGTTATTAATATCGGCAGCTATCAGAATAGCATCTCCTACTGGAGCCGATACGGTCGCAGCACTCTTGTAAGGAAAGTAACTTGCTGTAAAGTCTTTATCTGTAATTGGAAATAATTTACCATTAATTTGATCTACAAAATTATCACCAGATAAAGTACCATTGATCCAGAATAAAGCCTCATCCTGTATTGGTATAGTATCTGCTTGCCCACCTATTAAAGCTACAGTATTCCTTCCTACTGCACTTGCAATTGACCCCACTACTGATTTAATTGTTATCTTCCTCATATCTTACATTTCTTGTATCTTTAACCAAACCTTAATCTGATCACTTCCTCCACTAATTACTATTATACTGGCGTAAGAAACCCATCATCTAATATTGCTTTTATATAGGCAATATCATCAGTCTGTACCATTTGCTGTGTTCTTACGCGTCCCATAGTCTTATCTTTTTATAGGTTACCAGTCAAATCCTGCTCTTATCTGTCCATCCTGGAAGTCATCTGCTATTACTCCACAACGCCACATTGTTCTGGACGCTATATCTTCGATAAACAGACGATTCCCTGTTGCCAGAGTACTTCCATCCAAAGAAACATAATCAGTCCACCCTGCGTCTCCCTCACACTTGTACTGCAGCTTTACTGTTATATCTGAATCACCAGAAGCATAAGATGGATCCAGCTCAAATTCCCTAATACTAAAATAAACACCAGTTATCTTATGCTTGTTCCTTATCTCCTTTATGCTTATTGCATTCCCCCAGTATCCTACATCATCAGAATCAGGTGCAGTATCTACCGTTATAAACTCGTGATATTCTTCTGAACTTCTGCTATTTGCCATTTTATATCCTCCTTATTAAAATAATACCTGACTTCCTACGAGATATTAGTACAACTCTCAAAAATGCTTATACGACTCTGAGAAAGTCAGGCATATTATTATTTCTCCAAAACAATCTTCTCGTACAGTGAAGCTGTATCTTGAGTAAGGGCACTTGTTTTCTCCAAGCCCTTTAGTTTCTCTTTTAGCGTAGCATATATAGTTTCAGGGATCTCCTTCAAAGATGCTCTTGTGGTATTTACTATTGCTGCACGCCCATCTGGAGTTACTGTTATACCATACTCCTTTTGTTCGTCCTCCTCAAAAGCCAAAGATTCTTTTAATTCTCTAAGTGCTTTTAATGTTAAGTAATTCCCTTGCTCAGGTAAAAGACCTAATACGCCGAATCGCTCCAATGCTGTTAATTGTAATTTCATAATCGTAATTTATTTTAAGTTAATAATAATATTCTATGATAATGATACTGCAAATATTGGAATGTAATAATCTAATCCTGCTATATCAATTTGAATACAGGCATCAGCTCCAAGCCCACCATCACTAGGTTCATCATTTGGATCTACATCCACACTCAATATACAACCAGCTGCTTCGTTAAACTTAAATAAGTTAGTAAGATCAGAAGCATCTACAATATTTATTGCACTTGTTCCTCCATCTATTGAAAGACCATATTCTGAAGTTACTACATATACTCCATGTATAGCGGTTGAAAGTGTATTAGTCGGTGTAGCATCAACATACAATCCATAAGCTGAAGCAGAAGCATCATTAATAGTAGCATCTCCAAGATTAATACCTACGCCTGTAAGTGAAGCAGACTTGCTTGCTGCTGTGCCAAATGTTCCTGTATAATTGAATTCTGCAAGAACAAGAGAAGCCGCAGACGTTCCATTTGGAAGATCCCCTGACCATGTTCTCCTTATTGCTCTTAATGTATCATCAGCCAAGCCATCGTGATCACAAGAAATACTGAAATCATCTGCTATAAAAGAAGAGGTAATTGTAGAAGTTGTCATACTACCATTAAATAGATAACCACTTGTCTTTCCTACTATAGCTGAATAGTCTATTAGTGATCCTGTAGTAATACAAGCAGGTCCAAAATCAATTGCAGCCCCACTACATACTCCAGTAATAGATATGGCATTGGTACAAGCACCTGATATTAGCAATCCAGTTGTGGTTGCCCCAGATACAGTAAGTCCTGTGGTAACCGCTCCTGAAACTTCAATGGCAGTCGTTATTCCTATACTAAAGAAATCAGCATGGAATCTCGAGAATTCCGTTGAGTTTACTGCGCCCTTTAGTGAGTACAGTTTCCTAAGCGTTTCATGTCTTTTCATCTTTTCTTGTTTTAGTTTAATATGAAATCTCGTTGTGACATGATTAGTCTTATATTATATGGCACTGCTACCGTAAAAAAGCCCGATTGCTCTGACTTAACTTTGTCATAGCAGTGCCCTATTATTCGTTATCTTTTTGGACAATCTCTTTGCGGCCCTCCTGTTGGCTTAACATCAATTGCTATTCCCTTACCAACAACCTCTAGCTCATCAATGTCAATATAATAACCCTCTGACATAACATTATCCTTCTTAACTGCTGGTTTAACACAATATTGAACACAGCCATTAATATAATCAACCCTAGCTGTTGCAATTCCTGTGAATCCAGTTACCTTGTCTTTTACTTTGTTACCTAATACAATTTCTTTTTTCATAATCGTAATCCTTTAATATTAATTTATTTATCCACTTTCTTTACATCAACAGCTTTGTCTCCTCTGTCTCCTTGTTCTATTTCAAATGTGACCTCTTCGTCCTGTACTACCTCTTCAAGAAGTCCAGTAACGTGAAAGAATACATCCTTACCTGCTTCTGTGTCAGTAATAAATCCATACCCTTTTTTCTCGTTGTAAAATTTGATTCTACCTTGCATTTTAATTAATTTTTAATTTATATTTAATTCACGTTATATACTATCACTCCTAAATTCGTACTGCCTGCTGTTGTAAATGTAGTTTCTATAATATCCTTTCCACACATAGGACATATCTGATATGACTTATTGTTTGCCACCCTTACTGGTCTCTTACACCAGCAGTGATGATACTTGCAGTGAGGGCATTCTTTAGTCTCACAGATATGAAAATACATATTATCCATCCCCCTTATTTGTTTTGTTCTATTATTCCATAAAAAAGTATGTAATCTCCTGACACCCTATACTGTACATTAATAACCATTATATCGTTCTTTTGTTGCTTTCTCCAGTTGTTTAATTTCTTGAGCGTAGTAAAGTCTTTTTCTAATACATCACCTATCATTATCATACTACGTTATTCTCCTTGCTATCTTCCGCTTCGTTAATTGATTGAATGCTCCACTTGCTGCATCCACCTGGTCCTTATAAGTAGAAAAGGGAAAATTGCGATGCTCCTCTATAAATTCATGATTCCACTCCCCTCTGAGCAGCATCACATTCCCATTATTTACCTGAACTGAAAATGGATCTGCCCTATTTACTTTATCTCCGGTAGGTCGATCCGCAATACAGCTCCAACCAGCAAGATTTCTAATGGTGCCCTGCGCGGATTCTTTTCCTCCACTCCCAGGTTCTTGCTCGATACCTATTCGAACTCCTTTACCATCAGCCATTGCTGTATATTTGATTATATCTTCTCTCTCGTCTGATCCCCATTGCCCTCTCTTAGTATTAGTAATTAGGAAACGCCCATTACTCAGCTTGTACATCTTTACCCCTACAGTGTAAGCTCCAGCCCCTTCACTCCCTGCTTTATCCCAATACCTAAATATACCACTAACACTTATATCATCTGGCATAGCATCAGTAATAATAAATGAATCTACCTTAAACATTCCACCACCAGGAGGAGTAGGTTTCTGCCCTATCTGTCCAGCATAACCATATTGTCCAAGATCCCCTTCAAGTTCTTTTAATACACTCCAACCTAATCGTAGTGGATCAAGTAAATTGTCTACATAGTATTCCTTTAGTTCTGGGGGTTGTAATTGCTCTTCGTAGTTTAGTATTTCCCCTGGCAGGGATATATGTCTTACATTCTTTTTCTTTCTGGCTAATAGAGCACCTGTAGGATCATTCTGAGCGAGTCTCTGCATTATACCTATGGTAGCTGATACGGACTTATCTGTTTTCCTTGTAGGTAGTGTTTGCGTCATCCAGTGATTGGCGTTCTCTAATTCCTTTTCACTTGCTGCTTGTTCTGGGTTTAATGGATCATCCCAAATAAGTATATGCCCATGGAATCCTGTTAGCGTTCCACCTACTGATGTTGAGTACCTATTACCACCTTGTTTTACTGCTACAACATGGCCCATTTTCCCACCCTGTCTATACGTAACTTTAAAATTGCTCTTAGTATCTTTGTCTGCTCTAATCTCTATTTCAGGGTACACTGCTTTAAACTTTTCACTACGTATTAGGTCCCTACTGTATTCTGCACTCTCTAAGGAAAGGGCTGCTGAATAAGATGTTGTAATGAATCTCATCCAATACCACTTGGTCCAACACCATGCTGGAAACATAATACTACATAAGATTGTTTTGGTGGTTCCTGGGGGTATATTGATTAATAGATCATATTCTTTAGGTTCATTGTTTCCTACTCTTTCTGCTACTTGTTCAAGCTCTCTACATATAAAAGGTATATGCCAATTTGATTTGAATTTATCATTGGATATTTCTGACCAGAAGAACTTAACAAATTCATATAGGGATCTATTGTTTAGCTCTCTTTGTACGATGAGGGGATTAGCTATTGCCCACTGTACTCTTTCTGTTTTTGTACGTACTGGTTTTTGTAGTATTTCTGTGGTCATTTATAGCTATTATTTGTATTAAGCGATATTAGTTTTAAGATCGCTTAGGATACTATCTTCAAATTGTTCTGTTTTGATACCCCTAATTTCTTTAATACTTGTAAGTCCTGATCTGTAAAATCTTCTAAGTCAAAACCCTCTATTTTGAAATTCTGTATTTCTGTATGCTCTGTTCTGGTTATCTCTGCCCAGTTCACCCTATCTCTTAGTGAGAGCCACTTTGCACAAGCTGTAGCATCTGGTGGATAATGTTTTACTATTGGTGTCCTTAGTATCTCTCCTTTATATGCTGATATGTGTGTAGCATCATGTGTGTAGCCTATACAGCGTTGATAGAATGCTTTTTCAACATTCTGGTTTGCTATTGCTTTTCCTTTTGTGAGTGATTCCATAAATGCTGGCTTTGTTCTTTTCCAGTTATCTATGGTATGAAGTGTTACTCCGAGTGCCTCTGCTATGTCTATGTCAATGGCTCCTAGCTTTGCAGTAAGATAGAATACTCTGTCTATCATATCTGGATTCCAGTGGCCTGTTCTTCCTACTTTTTTCTTTGCTGGCTTGCTTCTTACCATCTTTTTCTTAATTTTGATTAATATAATCAGAATAGGGGACAATAAATATTAAATTTTTAGCGTTATTTGGCTTATATGCTGGAAATTAGCTACATAAAGTGAAAATAATTTAAAAAAAAGTTATTAAATATTAGTTTATTAAATATATTGGTGTTATATTTACAGTAGAAAGAAACTAAAACCGCAAAGTTATGACACTCAATGCAAAAGAATACACAGTATTAAAAGCAATCGAAACAGCACACGGATTAAATGGTGGAGACTTCACTTATTTTGAAGATGTTTTTGAAGTATTAAAAGATGCCAAATTTCCTATGACTCAAAACCAACTGAAAGGTTATTTTTCTGTTCTGGTTCAAAAAAAACTAATTATGATATGTAAAGAATATGAGCAGGTTAATTTCCTAGAAGCAGCTACTGAAATTTTTCCTAATTTATATGAGACTTGCGAAATTTATTAGATAAAGATACTTTGCGGTCGGGGGAGATAATCTCAAACCCGTTACTGCATACACGCCACTCAAAGTGAGGACTCGCTGAAATAATAAGGCGAACGGATTCAATTTCCGCAAGTGGCACAAATTATAAATCTAAATCGCAGAGTTATGAAAACAGTACAAAAGGAAAATTATATCTCTTATAAGGTTTATTATGAAGGAAAAGATACAGGAATAATAGTATTTGATAAAACCGTTAGGTTGTCCGAACTAAAAAAGATTAATCCAGATGCATCACCCATTGGGGATATTGAATTTAAAGAAGTAAACTAAAACCAAAATCATTATGAACCCCATATACTACGTTTACGTCTGTCCAGGATTTATTGAATATTTTACTGATCTGGAAAAAGCTACTAACTTTGCCGAAAGGCACGAAGCTGAAGTTGAAGAAGATGTTGAATTAGAATTAAATTATTAATCATCAAACTATGACACCAAGAACCTTAAACTCCTGGAATAAAGGAACAGACAAAGAACGGGCGGTCAATCAAGACATCGAAGCCCTTGTTACAATAATGACAGGACCTATCATCCCTGTTATGGCTCTGATAAAATATCCAAATACAGAAAACAAACAAATACATAATCATTTTATATATAACGCATTTTAATTATGAAAGCAAAGAAACCTTTTCTAGCATACGTCCACCCAGATACAGGGGTAGTTCATTATACAGATCCAACAGGCTATGATTCTACTTTCTGTGGAATAGTATCAGATAACGCAAGTGCAGAAACGGATAATGGCTATGATGAATACAAAGAGCCATTATGTTATATGGCTAGGATGTCTAATAAGGTTACCTGTCCCGAATGTATCAGATTAATAAAAATAGTTAAATCATATTTCTAATGAATATACTTTTTAAAATACTCAGACGTTGTCGTGGTAACAAACCTGCTATAGAGTGGATAAATGATATTATGTACTGTCTCGCTTTTCTCTTAGCCCTCTGCGCTTTATTTCTTGCCATTACTAATCCACCATCCTAATTACTGTTATGGCCACACATCTTCACCACATGAATCCTAACAGACGTGCTGACTGGGTTGTTTATAAGAAAAATAAGAAACCAGCCATAAAGATTAGCTTTCCCTTTGACAGAGATGATCTTGATAAAGTCAGAACTATTCCAGGCAGACAATATCATTCTGATGGCCGCTTCTGGTCCTGTCCTATTTCTATTGATGCCATTGAATTACTGCGTGAGTGGAAATTTACAATGGACCCTAAACTCATAGAACATCTTAGAAAAACAAAAATAAGTCTATCAGACATTAAAGAAATAGATATTCCTAAACTCAGGGGAAAGCTATTTCCTTTTCAGTCCATCGGTGTTTCTTTTATTAATATGAAGAAAGGAAATGCTTTGATTGGTGATGAGATGGGACTTGGTAAAACAATCCAGGCTCTGGGATATATGCAACTACATCTCAGACTACGCCCTGTTATTATTGTCTGCCCTGCTTCTCTTAAACTTAATTGGGCAAGAGAGACAAAGAAATGGTTATCGAGATCCAGAATTGAAATACTCTCAGGAACTAAAACTAAAAAGATATTGGGCAAGATTATTATAATCAATTATGATATTCTTTATGCCTGGATTGTAGAGTTAAAAAAGATTAAGCCTCAACTATTGATATTTGATGAGTGTCATAAATTCAAGAATAATAATGCCCGAAGAACCAAAGCAGTAAAAAAACTATCTAAGGTTACGCCAGGTGTCCTTTGTCTTTCTGGAACTCCAATCGAGAATAGACCAATAGAAATATATAATGCAGTTCGTATTATTGATCCCAGTATCTTTCCTGATCGCTGGGCATTTCTTCATCGTTACTGTGGTGCTAAGAATAATGGATTTGGTTGGGACTTCTCTGGAGCTACAAATATTGAGGAGCTTCACGAAAAACTTACCTCAACTATTATGCTTCGAAGATTAAAAAAAGATGTACTGAAGGATCTTCCAGATAAAATATATTCACTTGTTCCTATTGCACTAGATAATAAAAAAGAATATGAAGAGGCAGAAGGAGATTTTATTGAATACCTACATAACAGAGAGGGAAAAGCTGCAGCAGATAAAGCAGCCGAAGCTCCTCTTTTAACTGAAATCGAAGGACTAAAACAATTAGCAGTAAAGGGAAAACTCAAACAAGCTATAGAATGGATAAAAGACTTTCTGGAATCAGATCAGAAACTAATTATATTTGCAGTTCATAAATTTGTTATACAAGAGTTGATGAATGAATTTGGACGCATTTCTGTTAAGATAGATGGCTCAGTGAGCATGGGTGCAAGACAGAAAGCTGTAGATGAATTCCAGACTAATGCTAATGTCCGATTGTTTATTGGTAATATAAAAGCAGCGGGTGTTGGTCTTACTCTTACTGCAGCCAGCAATGTTGTCTTTTTAGAACTTCCGTGGACACCTGGAGAACTTTCTCAAGCAGGTGACCGTGCTCACCGTATTGGACAAAAGTATGTTGTCAATATACATTATCTACTTGCTAGTGATACTATAGAGGAAAAGATTGCTGACCTGTTGGATAAGAAAAGAAAGATATTGGATGGTGTCCTGGATGGAAAAGAAACTGAAAGTGAATCGCTATTAAGTGAATTAATGAATGAATATAAATAGAAATTATGGGTTGGAAATCAACAATGGACATTACAAGAGCTGAAGCTGAGCGATTAATAGCTATCAGAATGATGGTACTGTCTCATCTTACAGATAAAGAGATAGAAGATATGTTAATGGGTTTGGGATTTGGAGACGATCCAAACTTAGCCTATCATGGTTATAATTTTAATATAGTTAAATAATTGAATTATGGAAGCAAAAAATTTGAAGGAATTTTTTGCTTCCATAATTCAATTATTTAACTATATTAAAATTATAACCATGATAGGCTAAGTTAAATAATTGAATTA